GGTAATTACTACAAAAGAAAATCCAAGCAATATTATGAGTCTAAAGGATTTACAGTTCAATTAACCGAGTTTGTATGTGCCACAGTAATTAAAGGAAGATGTTTTTATAGAAAGATAGATATATTTGGCTCAGATGGGATAGCAATGAATGGAAAGGAAGTAATTTTTTGGAATAGTAAAGCGACAACAGAAGACCGAGAAGATGGAATAGTAAAAATGAAATCCGAAGCAAAAATAGAGTTTGAAAAGTATCCATTTCCAAAGACAGTAAAAAAACAAGCAATAATATGGTTACCAAGAAAACAACCAATAATATATAATTTATGAACCCCTTTTCAATACAAGAAGTTATAAAGCAAAGAGTAAATAAAGAAGCACTTTACGCTTGGGCGACAAAGCAAGAAGTAACACATATTCCAAAGTATGAAAAGCCAATCATTCAAAAGTCGAATGTCGGATGGTTTAACTTTTTTAGAGTTTTACTTCCTTAACAACTAAAGAAAGATGTAATAAAGAGGCACTTGAAGAATGGTCGAAACAAGAACCTATCCCTATTCCTAAAGTAAAAATGCCAGAAGTGCCTAAATTATCAGCGGGGATTTACAATATGGTAAGACAATTCTTGCCTTAATAGATAAAAAATATGAAAAAAATAGATTATATAGCATTACTTACAATACCAAAGTTTCCAAAATCTTTAATTGAAAAGAAAAAATTAGTTGATTGGTTACTTAATACAGCAAAAATAATTAAGAAAGAGAAGGATTATAAAGTTTACGCAACGCCTTGTAGATTTAGATTGATGAAATAAGTGGTTTTAAGATAGATTAACAACTAACCAAGCCCTCGCAGAGCTTTATACTGCGGAATTAGAAAATGAAATATAGCTTAACAAAAAATAAAATAGAAGTATATGGTAAAACTTTATTTCAAATTAAAGCAGAAATCAGTTTTGGAAGTATAAGTAAAGGAGAATTAGGTGGTTATATAGAGAAAGAGGAAAACCTTAGTCAAGATGGTAATGCTTGGGTCTCTGGTGATGCTCAGGTCTCTGGTAATGCTTGGGTCTATGGTAATGCTCGGGTCTCTGGTAATGCTCGGGTCTATGGTAATGCTTGGGTCTCTGATAATGCTCGGGTCTATGGTAATGCTTGGGTCTATGGTAATGCTTGGGTCTCTGGTAATGCTTGGGTCTCTGGTGATGCTCAGGTCTATGGTAATGCTTGGGTCTATGGTAATGCTCGGGTCTCTCTAAAAGCGTCTTTTACAAAAGGTTGGTTTATTGGAGGTGATGACACAGGAAAAATTACAAATATTACAGAAAAAACTGGCTCAAATTATTGGAAAAATCAATATGTATTAGGCGACTACGAAATCACACCTATTGAAGACGAGAAGAAAGAAGTCTTAAAAATCGGCAACAAAGAATACGACAAAAAAGAAGTAGAAGAAGCACTTAAAAATATTAAAAGTCTTAACTAACTCGCTTACTGCGGAATAAAGAATATGGCAAATACGCAAGAAAAAACTTTAGCTTATGGAGGACTTTATGAAAGAACAAGGGATTATCTTAAAGAAAAAACCGCATTATTTGGGCTAATTCGGTGGGAAGAAGTAGTACATTCAGAACAACTAGATAACGATTTAGTCCTGAAAATAGAAACTAAAAAAATCCCCACTATAGTTTACATCAATGGAGAAGAATATAAATTATCAAAGGTCATCTCTCTTAAATAGATAAAAGGATATGAAGATATTTATATCAATGGGAATGAAATCAAAAAGTACAGAGCAAGTCCGTGTTGAAATGAACAAGGTTTTTGATTATATAAAAGATAAATTACCAGAAGCCGAGTTGATAGACAGTGTTATAGAAGGTGCGGACAAAAATATAGCATTAAAGGGTGATGATATTGGGTTATGGTATTTAGGAAAATCAATTCAGATGTTGTCGGAAGCGGATATTGTATTTTTTGTGAATAATTGGAGTGAATTTAGAGGTTGTGCAGTTGAAAGAAAGGTCGCCCAAGAATATGGAAAGTTTTGTGTTGATGTTGTAGTTCTTCTTTAATAATTAAATAGATAGTGGATTTCTGGCAGTAGTCAAGACTAGGTATTCCAAAGTTTGGAGAGTTCAATTCTCTTATGACCTTTGGTGGGCAAACAATGAAATATGTGCACTAAGACTACTGCCGCAAGTCCATTATCAGTTAGGTGAATAGATTCCTTCGCAGATTATGGTAGGAGTAAGGTGATTTAATGTGCGACCCTTTCCCTAAGTAATTAACGAGCCATAGTCGGAGGAAACCTGTTCATCTAAACATTATAAGTAATAACCATAAATAGTATATGAAACAATTAAACTCACACAATTTCAAAGAAGTATATCAGTGGCTAGGAGTAGACCTAAATAAACTAGGTTGTTTGATGTTAGATACAGAGCCGTTAGAATTGCCGAAACATATTATTCAAGATTGGGAGACTGGTGCAGGAGTTAATTTTGACCAGTTTTTCAAAGAGCTTTTTATGTATAAAGCTATAAACAAAGATAGATTTTGGATTGATGGTTATGTTGGTAGTGAACCGCATTTAACTTTACTCTATGGATTTCTGACCGAGGCGAAAAATTACAAACCTCACATTGAAAAGGTTTTAGAGGGCTGGGAAATGCCAAGCGTAAAAATAGCTGATATTGGTTTCTTTGAAAGTCCTTATGAAGACGAACCTTACTATTGCGTAGTGGCTCACATAGAAGTTACAGACGAACTATTAGAAGGACACCGAAGATTAGAATTTTTGCCTCATATAAATACCTTCACAGGATATAAACCACATATTACAATCGCTTATCTAAAGAAAGACGAACACGCTAGAAACATTTTTATAGAAGACTTGAAGTCTAGTCTAGTCGGCAAGGAACTAAAAATTAAAAGTCTAAACTATGGAGGAAACAAGTAACCCCCATAACCATAAATAGTATATGAACATATTTCAAGAATTGGCTAGAAAAAAATGGTGGTTTATTCCAACCAAAAGCGACCAAATTAAATATAGGGAAGAAGAATTAGATTCCATTAAAAGGGAATATATGGAAGTCATTTCAAAATTAGTGGCATTTGGTGAAGAAATGGGTAATGCGGAAGATAAACTTGTGGCGACTTTTTCAAAAGAACAGCACCAAATGTGGCTAGACTTAAAAGTTTTGGCACAAAAATCTCACTTTCAAACAACTCGCAAAAATCACTTTGACGAAAGATTAAAAGAAATTCCGCAAGAAATAAATGAATTAAAAGTCTAACCATAAAAAGTAATATGCACCAACAAATAGAAAACATAATAAAGAAATGGCTTGAAAATGAAAAAAAGGCAGGTAATTATGTTGGTGATGTTAATGGTGAATTTGATTTAGTTTACTGTGTTCTTGATGGAAGTTTTGATTTAGAAGAATTAGCTGATGAAGTATTAAAGGTTGTGGTGGAAAATAAAGTAGAAATAATAAAAAAGTTACAAGAAATTAGGAGAGAAATACTAAAGAATGACCCTTATATAGCAAATCAATTAGAAAATATAATAATAGAATTAAACAAATGAAAAAAATATCTAAAAATAAAGAAAAGAAACACGAACATAATTTCAAAGCTTTTACTGTATTATTTCAATGTAAATGTGGCAAAAAAATTGCAGTAGAACCAAGTAAGGAAACGGTTGAATTATTAGTTTTATCAAAAAATCCAAATGAAAATTCTTAATTTATATTGTGGAATAGGAGGAAATCGTAAAAACTGGAGGGGACATCAAGTCGTAGCAGTAGAAAATAACCCAGATATTGCTAAAATATATAAAGATTTATTCCCTGAAGATGAAGTAATAGTTGGTGACGCACACGAATACTTACAAAAGCATTATAAAGAATTTGACTTTATATGGTCTAGCCCACCTTGTCCTACACACAGCAGAATGAATTTTCTTTTACAAAATAAAAATGGAAAAGAAATGAGATACCCAGATATGAGATTATATGAAGAAATCATATTTTTAAAACAATGGTATAAAGGAAAGTTTGTTGTGGAAAATGTTAGAAGTTACTATGACCCACTTATTAAACCACAAGAAATACAAAGTCATTATTTTTGGAGTAATTTTGAGATACCAGATACAGGAGAGCAGCGCAAGAAAGTAAGAAACGATAAAGGAATGACACTCGCAGTAAAAATGCAACAGCAAGGATTTGAAATAAAAAACTTCTACGATTACAAGGGTGATAAAAGAACTTTATTAAATAACTGTGTAGAGCCAGAACTTGGAGAACACATATTAAATCAATTACTAACTAACTCAAGTACCCTTGAGGGAGAACAAGGTGAACACCTCTCCCCTAATAAGGAGAATGAAAACAATGAGAATACTAAAATATAATGATAAATTAGTTGAAGAAGTTGGTTGTGTTGATAATAATAAGGTTGTATTTTTACGATACATTAGAAAGGAAGATATGCCAAAGTGTGAATGTGGTCGCCCAATAGATAAAGAAATATCAATAGTAGAAAATTGTTTAAACTGGAAAGAGAGTATAAGCGGTGTAGATACTTTATTAACTAAGGAGAATAAAAAGTAATATGGAAAATAAAGAAAAGAAAATAGAAGATTGGGAAGAAACTTACGAAAGGTATTTTTCCTTAAATGAAAATGGCGATTTGGTGCTTAATTTTACAGATGATACGCCCGTGCCAAAAGACGATAAACAATTACTAAAAGGTTTCATCCGCCAAGAAATAGCCAAAACAGAAAAAAGAGTAAAGGGAGAGATAGTAAAAAAAATAAAAGAAAAAGGACTTCATTTAGGATATGCAAACGACATTATTCATTTATTAGAATAACACATATGGCATTTATAGGCAGAAAACATAGTAAAAAATCTAAAAAGATAATGAGCCTTAAAAAGCAACGTGAAAATCATTATAATTGGAAAGGAGAAAATGTACCTTATTGTGTAAAACATATGTGGTTACATTATAATTTTGGTTCAGCCAACAAATGTGAAAACCCAGATTGTGTATATCCTAGAAAAAACGCTAAAAATAAAATAATGTTAAAACCTAGTAGGTATGAATGGTCAAATATTTCAGGAAAATATTTAAGAGATAGAAATGATTATATCCAACTTTGTCCATCTTGTCATAGGTTAAAAGATAAGAAGCACAGAGGAGAATAAAACTTATGGCAAAATCAAACGTTCAATTTTCTAAAGACAATGAATACTATACTCCAAAAGAGTTCGTTTGTAGGTTCGGGCAGTTTGATTATGACCCGGCAACAACAAAAGAAAAAGCAGAGGAATTTGGTATTGAGAATTACGACACAATAGAAACTGACGGATTATCCAGAGACTGGACAAAGTACAAGAGTATTTGGATAAATCCACCATTTACAAGAAAACACGAGTTTTTAATAAAGGCGTGGGAGACATATCAGCAAGTAAAAAACGATATTTTTATCTTATTTCCAATAGAATTTATTACAACAGCAAGATTTCATAACGCCGTAGGGGGGGGCAAGTTATTTGTTCCTGATGGTCGTATAAATTTTGAAAGTGGTTTGGGTAAAAAAGGAAAATCGCCAGCGTTCGGCAGTGTAGTAATGAAATTACAAGATACTTGGGAAATAGAAATGATTAAAAAATAATATGACCTATTACCAAGATCAAAAAGAAGGATTAAAAGGAGCGATACATTGGAAATTTATAAAGTTGTTCGCCATAGTCTTTCTCCTTTTATTGATTTTATTTGGACTCGGTTGGGCGATAATCGGGGTCATAGCATTATTAGTTATTAACGGAATGGCGAGTTAGCTTTTACAAACCATAAAGGAGGAAGGGATTAAAAGTTAAGGAGATAGAAAACTAGAAATATGACAACTCTCTGCGGAAAATGTAACCACAAAATAAAAAGGGGCGAACCAAGGTATGCCTTACATCCGCCAAACGACAAACTCCACCGAGACCTTTATCAATGTGCTTTCTGTTATTTTAAGATAAATAGACCAAAATGATTAACAAAATTATGGTACAATGTAAATGTGGCGAATGGGTAGAAAGAACTCACAAAAGAAAAGTAACTGTATGCTTTAACTGCACTAAAAAACGAATGAAAGATTATTATTTAAGGCATAAGGGAGTTGCAAAAACTCAAAAAAAGTGATATTATTTTTACATAAGGAGGATGTATGGAGACAAGATATTGCAAGCACTGCAACAGGATGTCCTATCACGTTCCTGTTTTTACCGAGGAGATCATCCTTCTCGGACAGAAGTTCATCCTCGTTCTTTACAAGTGTCTTGCCTGTGAGAACAGCAAGAACACTAATCCATAACGAGGGGGAGGTTTCCTCCCCCAATAACCCATAATGTTAAAAATACTAATATCTTGTAACAACTTCTCTTATTTATCCGGTTCTCCAATGTATGTTTATACATTAGCGAAAGAACTAAAAGAACTTGGTAATGAAGTAACAATATATTCAGAGTATATTGGCGGCATAATAACAGAAAAAGCATTAGAACTAGGTATTAAAGTAATAAATACTATAAATTCTAAAGAAAAATATGACGTAATGCATTTATGCCAAAAATGGTCAAAGCATTTACTATATATTTACGATATTCCAGCAGTATATACAATTCATAGTGAATTTCCTTGTGAAGAACCAATAAGAGATGAACGTATAAAAAGGTATATAGCTATAAGATCAAGTATTGCAGAAAAATGGGGTATAGACTGTGAAATAATCTATAATCCAATAGATTTCAAAAGATTTCATCCATTTCCTAAGCCAAAAGAAGAGCTAGTTTTATTTGTTGGCACTATTGATAATTTAAGAAAAAAATCGGCTCTAGCTTTAGTTGAAGAATGTAAGCAAAAAGGTCTAAAATATAGATTTGTAGGAAAAAAGTTTGCAAATTGGGCTGATAATCTAAATTGGTATCCTGATACTTGGGATATAGAAAAACATTTAAAAGATGCAACTATGACTGCTGGTATAATGTTAGGTAGGACTTCCATTGAGGGTTGGGCTTGTGGTTTACCATCCATAATTTATGATGTAAACGAAAATGGAGATATTAAAAGTATAACAAGGTCTAGTCCACCAACTGATATGTCACAATTTGATTCAAAACTTGTAGCACAAAAAATACTGAAAATCTACCATGATATTATCAAAATATAATCCTAAAAATATTCTTCATATAGGAGGACACTTTGGCGAAGAAGGAACTGATTATAAAGAAATGGGGGCTGATTTTACATTTGTAGAACCAGTAAAAGAATTTGCTCAAAAGATAAAAGATAAAGGATATAAATGTCTTGAAATAGCAGTTGGTAATTTTGATGGGGAATTTTATGTTGATAGAGGACTTTCTTCATTTTATAAGACTAATTATCCAAGAAATGTTGAAAGAATTGAGCATATTAAAGCAATTCCATTAAAAGATATAGAAAAAGGATTTGATACTTTAGTTATAGATACAGAGGGAACTGATTTTGAAGTATTAAAAAGTGGAACATTAGAAGATGCTAAAACTATCGTAATAGAATTAAGAAAAAATCCATTATTTATTGGAGAGGTAAAACAAGATAAGGTTGAAGAATATTTATTAACTAAAGGTTTTAAAAAAACCGAAGAACATCCTTTGTTTGATGATCCAAACGCATTTGATGTTTATTTTACTAAAATATGAATTTCCAAGAACTAGCAAAAACAGTTCCAAGATATTATTCAAACCATCCAGTATATCAAAGTGTCTGGTATAAAGGACAAGAAATAGTCAAAGGAACTAGAGATAATATGTTTAAAAGGATGTCTTTAATAGATTTAAAAGATATAAAAGATAAAGTTATTGTAGATATTGGGTGTAATTTGGGTGCTGCTAGTTTCTGGGCTATTGAGAATGGTGCAAAACAATGTAAGGGTTTTGATGTAGCAAAAGAAGGTATAGAACTAGCGAACACTATCGCAAAAGAATTAAAAGTTAATTGTGAATTTGGAGTAGAAGATTATGGAAAATCTCAACCTAAATTAGGTGATACAGCTTTTTGTTTTGCTTGTGTAGATGATATTACAAAGGAAAATGACGAAAAAAGAAGAATATTAAGGGATAATCTACTAAATTATGAAGTTATTTATTTTGAAACTCACTTAAAAAATACATTTCCAAACTGGAATTTACCAACAATCATTAGAGATGCTTTTAATTGTGAGTATTTAGGAGAAACCGGAGAAGGGAGTTTTAAAAGAGACTTTTATAAATTAACTAAAAAATAATATGAAGATACTTTTATCTCCACATCCAGATGATGAAACATTATTTGCCTCATATACTATTTTAAGAAATAAACCATTAGTTTTAATAGTTACTCATCCTACCTTACAAGGTAACAATGGATACGAAAGAATTATGGAAAGTTATAAAGCTATGAAAATATTAGGAGTTCCTATTATATTTTTAGGTATAGACGAGGACAAACTAACTAAAGAAATATTAGAAGAAAAACTTGAAGAATATATAGGATTTTATGATACAGTATATATTCCTGCTTATGAAGAAAATGGTAATTCTCATCATAATTTAGTTAATAAAGTAGCCAAAAAGTTTTTTTGGAATACTAGCGAATATAAAACATACTCTGGGTTAGAAGACAGAACTATTGGCAAAGAGGTAATACCAACACCAGAGGAATTAGAACTTAAAAAGAAGGCTATGAATTGTTATGTGACACAAATGTTTAATCCAAATACGGCTCATTATTTTAATTCAACCAAAGAATATGTCTAAAATCTACTTTATTATTGGTCAAATGTGTTCAGGAAAAACACACTACTCAAAAATAATTGGTGAAATGATGGGAGTTAAACCTTTCCATTTAGATCATATAAATTTGACATTACCATTAGAAGAAGCGTATAATATAGCTATACAGAGTAAACTAATTGAGGGTTTTACCCCATATAGAAACGAAGCACATTTACAGGCAATCACTAAAGCACTAGAAGGTAAAGAAGTAGTTTACATCTTAATAGAACCAAGTTACGAACAATGGCTAGAAAATTGCAAACCAATTATAGCTTGTCCAACAGATGAAAACCCACCTAATTATTCTAAAGAAGAATACGAAGCAGAAAATACAAGATTAAAAAAATTAACCAATCCAACGATAATAATAAAATAAATATGTTAAGTAATTCAGAAAAAGAATACTTAAAACATTGTTGGAATCAATTTTATATAGGAATAAGATGGGAAAACTTAATATTTTGGAGTGGTGCAGTTGTAATAGGACATTTGATTTTAGGTTGGGTTGGTGTTATAATTGTGTGGTTAATGGATTATTTTTCAACTGAAGTATCGTCACCATTCATTTTTAAAGACGAATTACCGATAGAAACTTATGAAAGAAAATGCTCGGCAGGGATAGAAAACTGCCAAATATGTCATAACGAATACGACCACTACTTTAATGAAGAATATGAGAAAACTTTAAAATGGTATAACAAGATATTATGAAGGAAGAAGAAACTAATTGGCTAAATGAACTAATAAAAAGACAAGCTCTACCAGAAGAAGTTAGAGAAGGAACTAATACAGAATTTTGTGCTAAATGGGGTATATCTGAAAGTGCCTACTATTATCAAGCCTCTAAACAAGAAAATCAACAAGAAATTGTTAAACTAGCCTTAAATAATGCAAAAAGATATGCTCCTGAAGTATTAGAGAATTTAGGAGTAAGAGCTAAATCAAATGATAAAGCAGCAGAAATGTACCTCAAGTTTATATTACAATTAGCAGAGAAAACTGATATAACAACTGGTGGAAAACCAATACCAATATATGGAGGGCTTTCAGGACAAAATAATGACAACAAGACCACATCTACTGGGGAATAAACACAGGAAAGGTAAAATTCCTTGGAATAAAGGATTAGTTGGGATACAAATACCTAGTATAAAAACAAGAAAATTATTTAGTATGGCAAAACAAAAGGAAAGAAATCATAATTGGAAAGGAGGTATTTCACCCAAATACCGTATCAAAACAGCTCCTAGAAAAAAACCAGAACAATGTGAAGTTTGTGGTTCGCTTGGGAATATATGTTTAGACCACGACCATAAAACAAATAAGTTTAGAGGATGGATTTGTTCTAGGTGTAATGTTGCATTAGGTATGGTGAAAGATAATTCAGAACTTCTTATTGCTTTAGCTAATTATATTAAAACAAATGGAATTTCAGGACACAACAGCAACGAGGAAAGTGTTCAAACTGAAAAATAAGATTAGAGCAGTTTCAGGTGGAACATCAGCCTCAAAGACTATTTCCATACTTGTATGGATAATTGACTATGCACAAACTCATACGAATAAAGTAGTTACCATTGTAGGAGAATCAGTACCACACCTAAATCTTGGAGCTAAAAGAGATTTTAAAAATATAATGATTTCAAATAAGTATTGGAACGAAAAAAGGTGGGCTGAGACTGGTATATATACTTTTGAAACAGGAACAATAGTTGAGTTTATATCTTTTGATAAATTTGGAAAAGCACACGGACCAAGACGTGATGTATTATTCTTAAATGAAGCAAACTATCTTCCATATAACATAGCAGACCAGCTTATTACAAGAACTAGAAGCGTAGTATGGCTAGACTGGAATCCTACGGTAGAATTTTGGTTTTATACAGAAATGCTAGGCAAAAGAGAAGACATTGATTTCATTGGAGATGGCGGGAATTTTCCACCTTTAACGTATATAGATAATGGAGCATTAGACGCAGATAGCATAGCCGAAATAGAAGCTCATAGAAATAATAAATCTTGGTGGAAAGTATATGGGGAAGGTAAATTAGGAGAAATTGAAGGAAGGATATATAAAGATTGGCAAATAATTGATGAAATACCTCACGAAGCCAGATTAGTAGCACGTTGGCTAGATTTTGGTTATACGAATGATCCTACTTCTATTGGTGACGTTTATTATTATAATGGTGGATATATTATTGATGAAAAATTATATCAGAGAGGAATGTTAAATAAACCAATAGCAGATTTTTTATTAAGTCTTGAAAATCCACAGACATTAGTTATAGCCGATAGTGCAGAACCTAAAAGTATAGATGAAATAAGAAGTTTTGGTGTTAATATAGTTGGTGTAGCAAAAAATAGAGGAGAAAGTAAGTCTGAGACTTTTGTTAAATGGAGTATTGGAGTGGTGCAAGACCAGCGTATATCTATCACTCGTTGGTCGTTCAATACTCTAAAAGAATATAGAAATTATTTATGGTTTACTGATAGAGATGGTAAGATATTAAATATTGAAGACCCTAAATGTGAAAATCATAGTATGGCAGGAATAAGATATGTTTTGTGTACTATTGTAAATAATTCCAATATGGGTATGGAAGCAGAACGAGCAGAAAGAGCATTATCAAGATTAAAAAATTTAACTATGCAAACAAGATGAAAAGTAAATTACATGCATTAGAATGTAAAATAAGAGGATATTTCTTTAGAAAAAGATTAAAGAAAGTTGCAGAATTCATTGAAAAATATAGTTTATATCCTGTTTATTTAGATAAAGATTTATTACAAGTATGGAAAAATAAATGATATGAGTGATACATTCAAAAGACCAACATTATCAGACCCAGAAGAATACGATTTGATAAAGTCTATTCATTTCAAAGAACCCAATAGATACTTAGAAGATTTAGATCCAATAGAGAAATTAGAACGTATGGATAGTCGCCAACGTAATAAAAATAAGAAATTTAGATGATAGAAAACATAAGCGACAATGAAAGAGATATAATCCTAATAATGAGGGAAATTAAACCTTTTGAGGTCGTGGAAATACGCAAAGACCACAATGGTCAATGCGATAGTTACATAGTAAAACGAGAGCAAAAAATACATTTTACAAAGCTAGGAGTTAAAAGGTTATCCACATCTTGAATTTTGTTTGCTTTTATTTTTAATAAGTAGTATAATTATATAACTTAATAAAGCCAGCAGGATAACTGGGGCAAATTTTAACAAAAGCCCCATGTTAATTACACAAGAACTAGAAAATATAAAAACAAACTACGATAAGACTATTGATTTAGTAGACGGACTTCCTTTTTCTCAAAAGAAACAAATAAAAACTATTGAATTTTACAGTAATTCAAAGTACGTTAATGGTCAAAAAGATGAGCTAGGTAGAGAAAAACCATTTTATAACATTCTAAATGCTATCTGTGACGTAGAAAATACAGCCAAAGATTTAGACACCAAAGACATTCAAATAACTTCAGATGACGCAAATCATTACCTTGAAAGTTGGTTACTTTCAAAGGATATTTATGTTTGGATGAAAGAATCAAACTTCGCCAAGACACTAAACGATATGCGAGATACTCATACTAGATATGGTTCTTTACTCGTAAAAAAGGTATTAAAAAATGGTAAATTAACCTTAGAACTACCAGAATGGAAGAATGTTATAACTGACCAAGTGGATATAATTCAGGGGGCTATTATGGAAATCCATCGTATGAACGCCAAAGAGATTTCCGATATGACCGAATGGGATAAAACAAAAATTAAGGAGATTTTGGGCAAATTAAAAGGCAAAGGTTCTAGTAAAAGGATTCCTGTTTATGAAATAAGAGGATATTTCCCTAAATCGTATATAAAAGATGTAAATAATGAAAAATACACCAATAAAGATGAAATGGAATTTTCCTATCAACTTTATTATATTGCTGGTTTGCCACAAGAAAGTGGTAAGTCAGATAATTTTGATGCCTTTATCCCACTTTACTGGGAAGATGATACTGAAAAAGTATATAAATATCTTGCTAGAAAACCAAAAGCCGGTAGAGCGTTCGGAGTAGGTGTAATGGAAGAAGGAGAAGAATCTCAGGTCTGGACAAATGACGCAGTTCTAAAGCAAGCTAGAGCTATGGAATATACCACGAAAGTAATCGGGCAGACTGCTTCAAAGAAACTTAAAGGTAGAAATATGCTAACCGAAGTAGATGATGGAGTTATTCTTGAAACAGAAGACAACAAACCAATTACGACAGTTAATTTACTTCCTAGCGGTGGACTAACACAATACAACACTCTTATAACTCAATGGTATGACCAATTACAGAAAACCACGAGTGCTTATGCCGCACAAAGAGGAGATACGCCACCATCAGGAACACCATTTAGACTACAAGCAACTATTTTACAACAGTCCTCAAGTGTATTTAAGACTTTACAGCAAGAATTAGGAATCTTTATTACTGAAATCATAGAAGACTGGATTTTACCTTATTTAAACTCAAAATTAAATAAAGAACACATTTTAGCTTATGATTTTTCACCAGAGGAATTGAAGGAAATAGATAATAAGTTTTCAGCCAGGATGGCAAATCAAAGAGCGATAGAAGCAATTATTTCGGGTAAATTAGTTAGCCAAGAAGAATATGATGGTTGGATAGAAAACTACGATACATTTATTAAACAGACCAAGAGTCAGCGATTTATCCAAATACCAAAGGATTTCTACAAGAATCTTAAAGTAAAGGTTACAGTAAACATAACTGGTGAACAGAGAAATAAAGCGGCAACACTAGAAAGCCTAAACAACATATTGATTACTTACGCTTCAAATCCTGCTCTTTCAACAGACCCAGTAGCATCGCAACTTCTTGCCAAGATTATAGAACTTTCTGGTGCTGGGATTAGTCCTATTTCAATAACGGGAGCAATAAACGAAAAGACCAAGAAAGACGAAGAAACCCAAATGCAAAATGCCTCTATGCAAACTCAAGCACCGACCATAAGTCCATTATCACTTAAAGCAAAAACCGCTAATGCCTAAATCTTTACAAGAATTTTACGAAAATATAGATATGAAAAATAATGTCCACGAATATTTAGTGGAGTTCTTAAAAGCTGAAGCAGTAAGAAAGCTAATGAATAAAGAAGAAGTTACTGGAGTAGCAGAAGCAAAAGAGTATATAGATAAAGCATTTGAAAATTTGGAAGTATTATTCAACCCTCAGGTCAAGGGGAAAGAACCAATTAACGAAGCTCGTTAGGTAATGTTCATTTATGGAGCAATACCAGATATTTTAATCAAAATGCCATTAGGTAAAAATGTAAGTAAGAACATAGCAGAGCTTTATAAAGATAATAAGAAAAAAGGTAAGGCTCGTGGTGCAAATGGTAAACCACGAAGTAGAGCTCAAATAATAGCAATAGCATATCATGCAGCTAAAAAGGGGATGAGTTAATTATAAATTAAATTAAATAACATGAAAAAGAAACCAAAAAAGAAGATGTCAGAAAAAGATATGAAGAAAATGCACGAAAAAAGAGAAACATATTGGAGTAAAGCAACAGGTGGAAGAATGATGTAATTATTAGTTAATTGAAATTAAAATGAAAAAGAAAGGCGGTAAGAAGTGTTAGTTACTACTTATTGCCCTCTAGATAGAGATAGGGGGCAAACTAGTGGCAATTAGCCACCTCGGGAATCGGAAACCCACAAACCGACTAAAGCATGATAGTAAAGCATAACCTATCAAAATCTATGGAAGAAGAATCCAAAGATGTCGCAGTGGACACAAGCACTGAGGTTGAGGAAACTACCGATAGTAACGAAAGTAGTGAACAGGAAGACACTACGGAATTGCAAGAGAAATTAGACCAAGCTGAAAAGGCGAAGTCTCAAATCCTTGCAAGAGCTAAAAAAGCCGAGGAAGAACTCAAGAAATTGAAGGAATCCCAAGCTAATCTTCCCATTAAAAGCGACCCACAACTTTCAGATGAACTCAAACTGATAGCTCGTGGATTATCAGATGAAGAAATTGAGAAAGCTAAAGTAATTGCTAAAGGGTCAGACATTAGTCTCCAAGAAGCAATTAAAACTGATTTGTTCACTTCTTATCAGGCAACGCTGAAAGAGAAGGAACGAAAAGAAAAAGCTAAACTCGGTGCTTCAAAAGGTTCGGGTGAATCAGCAGATGAGACCCTTGTCAAACCTGATATGACACGAGAAGAGCATCAGGAAGTATTCAAAAAAGTAATGGGTAATTAACAACCTAATATTAACAAATAAATTATTAGCGTAAATTACAAATGGCATTTCCAACAACTAGTCACACATCAACCTCTCTTGCAGTAAATATCCCTTTACTTTGGGGAGAGAAAATCAATGAGTTTTTTAAACTGAAACTCATGATTGCTGACTTTTTCGTAGATCGTTCTGCAGAATTGGCAGGTGGAGGTTCAACCCTTTATACTCCAAATCTTACAGAAATGACTGCATACGCAAAGTCTAACGCAACAGCAGTTACTCTTAATGCTCCAACAGACACAAAGATTACTCTTACAGTAGATCAATGGTATGAAGTATCTTTTGCTATTGAAGATAAAGAAGCTGCTCAAGTAAAACATTCTTACTACTTAATGGAGAGATATGCTAAAAGTGCTGGATACACTATAGCTAAAAAGCTAGAAGTTGCTCTTGCAAGCCTCTTTAGTGGATTTTCCACTACTGTCGGTGCTTCAACAACTAACTTGGCTGACAGTGAAATTCGTGCTGCTATCTCTGCTCTTGAATCAGTAGGAATTGATACTTCAACTGACGTAGCATTCTTCTTGTCACCAGCAGTATTCTGGAAACAAGTACAAAACCTTGATAAGTTTAGCTTGGCAGTTAATTCACCAGTTAATGACCCAACAGCAAAAACTCCAAAGGCAACTTTGTATGGTATTCCGGTATATGTTTCAAATAACATTCAATATGTTTCTGGAACAACTGGTAGATACAATGCACTTGCTCACAAAGACGCCCTACATTATGCAACCTCACCTCTAGGTTCAGGTGGCTCAATGGGTGGTGGTTCAATGACAGGCAAGTATGGAGTTCGTGTACAGTCTCACTACATTCCTGAATATCTTTCTACTCTTACTACCGCAGACTTGCTCTACGGAGTAATTGAGAACCGAGATAATGCTGGTGTAGCGATTTTGACTGCTGCTTAATTATCAATTTAATCAAATTGTTTAGCTGGTATCCAATCCTTTTTGCGGAATATCAGCTAAAAAAGGAAACAATATGAATGTTATTATTAGTCCAAATATAAAAAAGAATAGTGTTAGAATAGACCCAGATGGAAATATTATAAACAAATCAACTAAAGAAATTATTGAACCAAAAGAAGAAGAATATGTAGCTCCAACTGTCCAACCAACACCAAAACCAGAAGTTAAAATAGAAAATAAAATTAGTTCAAAAATAGATGAAATGATAAATAAAAAGATAGAAGAATTAGTAGCTAAAAAGATAGACGAAGCATTAAACAAATTATAATTATGAAAGTATTTTATGTAAATTCAGGGTTGCAAGGATGTTATAACGTAAGATGCCTTTTACCATTGCAAGCAAATGGTTGGGATGGAGATAGGACAACTCTTAATCCAAATCAAATTACACCAGAAAATAAAGCAAAAGCGTGTATGGATGCTGATATTATCGTCTTTCATAGACCAGAACAAAAAGAAAAACTTGAAGCTGCTAGATTACTTAAATCTCAAGGTAAAAAAATAGTTTTTGATAATGATGATACATATAAGGATTATGGCGGATTCAAATTCAATGAATATATGGATGAAGCCAGATTAAAACATGGACTTGGTAGAGTAAATGAGATTATAGACACATTTATTAAAGAAGCAGACATTGTTACTTGTTCAACACAGTTCTTAAAAAAAGAATACGAGCAGATAAATCCGAATGTTGTAGTTTTACCTAATTGTGTAGATCCTTTTTACTTCCCAGAACCATTAAGAAACGAAACCGATGTAGTTAGAATAGGAGTTACTGGTTCTGTTGGTGTTACGTCTGATGTAGATGTCCTAAAACCTATCTTAGAGCATTATAATAACGACCCAAGAGTTAGAATAGTGCTTCTATCAATGCCTCCAAAAGAAGAAAATGAAATTTACAAAGAACTTTATAAAGAAGAATACGCTTTTTGGGAGACTATCAATAAAGAATGGCATCCTTACGTTCCCACAGAAGAATATTATGATTATTTGAATGATTTAAAGTTAGATATGGTAATAATTCCACGATATGATTCATTATTTAATCGTTGTAAATCAAATCTAAAGTTCTTGGAAAATAGTATGTTAGAAATCCCATCAATTTGTCAGGCATTTTCTACCGGTGATTCTCCTTATCAGCAAAATCCAAATGACAAAGATTACTTACTTCTAGCTAATACTACTGGAGAATGGATAGAACAGATAGAGAAACTAATAAATGATAAAAAATTTAGACTAGAACTAGGTAAAAAAGCTCATCAATACGTTTTAGAAAATTATAATATAGAAGATAAAGCTCATCTTTGGAAAGACGCTTATCAATCAATCCTAAAATAATATGTATCCTAAAAAAATAACAATACAAAACGATAAATTAAAAAAGCTACTTATAGAAAAGTCAGAATTAGTTAATCTTGGTAGAAGTAAGTCAGAAGAAATAGAAAAACTAGAAAAAGAAATGGAGGAACTGGATGAACAAATGAAATTAGTACAAAAATCAGTTGATATGGCAGATTTGCAAGATAAAGCAAAGATTGTTGGTGAAAAAATGGAAGTATGTATTCAAGAAATGAAAGAAGTTGAAAAAGAAATGAATACTAGATTAAAAGAAAAATCTCCTACTGAATTACTAGAAAAATATGATTCTTTAAAAAAAGAAAAAGAAGAAAAAGAAGTAGAACGCAATAAGTTAGCAATTAAAGCACAAAAATACAATCATAAAATAATTCCACTTGGTAGAAAAGCAATGTTCCCATATTTAGAGGATATGTATGATGATTATGAAACACTAAAAATTGAAAATGGTGAGATAGTCGCCACTATTTTTAATCACTTAAATGACTTTAAGATGAGTTTTAAGAAGAAACAATAAGATGGTATTTTCAGATTCTTCGTTGGAGCAAGGAATAGTTCAACAAACAAGAGCTTTAATGCGAGTAGATAGCACTCAGTGGTCTACCGCTAAAATTGTAGCTTCTTGCAATAATTATTTAGATTTGGTTGCCGGATATGCTATTGGGGCAGATAGAAGATTCCAATGGGATGACACAAATCACTCAAAACTTCCTATCGGAACGACAGATTTGGTAGCAAATCAATCAGATTATTCATTCTTAACTGATGAACAAGGAAATGCAATCTTAAATCTTACCAGAATAGACATCTTAGATTCTGACGGACTTTATAGACAACTTGTACCGATTGACCAAGCACAACTTAATGGTGTAGCCCTAGATGAATGGAATAAGACAGCAAATAAACCACTTTACTACGATAAAATAGCCGATAACATTATTAGACTTTACCCTAAACCAGCTACCTCGGTAACAAATGGGCTTAAATTCTATTTCCAAAGAACTCCTAGTTATTTTGTAGCCACAGACACAACCAAACAACCTGGCGTATCACCTTTACTTCACAGAGGATTTGTAATTGCTTCGGCTTACGATGGAGCTTTAACACTCGGACTAGCTAACTTACAGCCTCTTTCAGTAGAGTTAGAAAAAGAACGACAGAAAATGGAAGAATACTTTACGATTAGAGAGACTGATGAGCCAAATATTATTACGCCAAAATATAGAAGTCCAAGATGATAAATCAAAGTAAACCAACAACTTCATATACTAACCAAACCAAGATAAATATTGGTGAAACTTGGGATTCAGATACTTCCACTTGGGATACTGAAACGAGAACCTGGGGAGAAATGGCTAGCAAAATAGTAAATGAAAGTTCTGGGATAATAGGATTTTTATGGTCAATCAAACGTTTTCCTTGGACAGAAATCACACCCTGGTTGTCGGAGGGTGGAATTATCAATCAGGTAAAACCATAATGTCAATATCAACAATAAATTCAACAGATAGTGGAGCAAATTCGTTAATAAAAATTAACGATAACTTTACTGATTTGGATACAACAAAAGCAGACCTAGCTTCCCCTACTTTTACAGGAACTCCAAGTCTACCAACTGGAACTACTGGAGTAACACAAAGTGCTAGTGACAATTCAACAAAATTGGCAACTACAGCATACGCAGATAATCAGGTGATACAAGGTTTATCTACTTGTGTAACAGTTTTGCCAACCCCAGTTGTAATGATTGACCCTGGTTCTACTATATTAACACAAGATAGAACAATCAGTTCTAATACTACTATGCACGTTGGTCAGGTAGTTATTCCATTTAGAATAACTGTAAATAAAGTATCTTTTTTGAGTGGTGGAACTGTTACTACACCTGGAACAGTAGATATATCTATCTATGATGAAACTGGTCAGACACAATTATTTTCTGTTACTACTGCTAGTATTTCTTCAACTGGTGCATTGATAACAACATCTGTCCCATCTGTATCGTTGTCTCCTGGAATATATTACATCACAATAAACCCAAACAGTTCAACCAACATAACAGTATCTGTATTTGATACAGAAAATGGGACTGGATACCAAAAATTATTAAATGCAGTAACTTCTGAACCAATAGTAGAAGGAACTGTTACAATAACTGCTAACACACCATCAGCATTTAACCCTAGTGCCATTACATTTGTTGAGGGTTCTACATTATGCGTAAGATTAGATAATTAAAATTATGACAACAATAACTACAATACAAAGCACAGATGTTATAGCAAATTCACGAACGGATATAAACACGAATTTTGCTAACCTTAATTCAGATAAAATTGAAACAAGTGTTATAGACACCGATACAACATTAGCAGCTAATTCGGACAGCAAAATTCCTTCTCAAAAAGCAGTCAAAGATTATGTCTTGGCAACCGCCTCACCTACAGGAAAATCTTGGAATGAATATGCTGTAGATGCCGTAGGAACGGACAGTTATGCAATTACAGTTGCTGGAGTAACAGCTTATGTAGCAGGACAGACTTTCAAATTCAAAGCAGGTACAGCTAATACAGGTGCTTGTTCTCTTAATGTTAATGGGCTAGGTGCAATTACTATTAAAAAAGATGTAAATGTAGACCTATCAACTGGAGATATTTTGGCTAATCAGGTAGTAGTAGTTTGTTATGATGGAACATATATGCAATTTATTAGTAAATCTGGTAATTCATCTACAACTGTTCAAATTTTTACATCTAATGGAACATTTACTGTTCCATCTGGTGCAACTAAATTTTTAGTAGAATTACTTGGAGCTGGAGGTTCAGGTGGAGTTTATACTGCTGCCACAGGAAATGTTTTCTACGCACATGGAGGAGCTGGAGGAGAATATCACTCTGCTATGTTTGTAATGCCCGAAAGTGCTTTAGGTTTTTCTACTATTGGAAAAACTTTCAATGTTGTCATAGGTCAAGGTGGAGCGAGTGTTTCAAAAACAGGAGGAGCAACTGGTGGAACGGCTGGTAATGGAGGAGGAGATACTACATTTGGAGGAACGTTATTAGTGGCAAAAGGAGGTGCTGGAGGAATTGTTTACAGTACAGCACAAGCAGCAGCAGCAGGTGGCGATAGTGGTGGAAGAACTGCGGAAAAATCAACACCTGTAAACCAAGAAAAGGGTGGAAATGGTGCAAACACTACTAGTGGAGGAATCGCTGGTGAAAGCGGAAAATATACCGCAGGTGGCGGTTCTATTGCTCTAGCATCTGGAGGAACTAGTGCAGGAGCAGGAACAGCAACAATAACAGGATATGCAGGTAGCACTTATTCAAGTTCAGCAAGTGCAGACGCAGGAATAGGTTGCGGTTCAGGAGGAGTATGTGTAGTTCCAACAGGAAACGTAATATCTGGAAAAGGTGGAGACGGAAAGGCGATAATAACAATTTTTTATAATTAAAATGGCAAAACAAGTATCAATACAACAAAACGCTTTCTACTCAGGCATCTCGGATGATGTCAGGGCAACTTCTGCTAACGGATTTACTATTGCTAAAAATTTTGACATATTCACCAACCCGAATCGCCTAACTCCTTATCGTTCTTTTGAAGCAGACCAAACTGCATCAGTAGCAGACGATATGAAAGCATACTATGTAAAAGATTTCCTTTATGCTTCAGCTTCGGCAAAACTTTACGGACTAGGACAGACAGGAGCAGGACTTACTAAAATCGTTTATAAAGCAGATGCAACGACCGGAGTTTGGACTTTACCATCTTCTTCCGAAGGCAATGGAGCAGTTAAAAATGGTTGTCTTTTAGAATACAAAAATTATTTATGGGGCTTTCAAGGAACAACTCAAGTCTTTAAGTGGGGTTTACTTTCAGGCACACCAAGCATAACTAACTCGGCAGGAACAGTAGGAACTGTTTATAACACGATTACAGCCATATCCGTAGTAGCAGGTGGAACTTTATACAATGTGAATGATATTTTATACATAGATGGTGGAACAGGTGGAACTGCGATTGTAGCTACAGTTTCAGCAGGTGGAATTGTAACAGCAGTTACTTTGCTTGAACCTGGATATAATTATTCAACAGGCACAAAAGCAACCACTACTTCATCAGCCACAGGTTCTGGTTGCACTATTGGAGTAACCACAGTCGCTAACACTAATGCAACTATTTCAAGTGTGGCACAAGGGATAATCGCCAAAGATGACAATGGGTATATTTTTTATAACAACATTGTGGTTCGTATCTATCCATCAGGCACGGTACAAGACCAAGCACTTAAATTACCTACGAACTTAAAAATCACCTCTGCTTGTAACTTTGGTAATTATATGGCTATTGGGTGTTCACCTACTTCAAGTTACAACGGAGTAAGTAAAGTATTTCTGTGGAATTTATACTCTCCCGATGTGCAGGAAGTAGTAGATTGGGGAGAGGGTGAATTGAGAGTATTGGATAGTGTGGAAGGAATGTTGGTTGGAGTAACAGACAGATATTTGAACAATGCTTCGGGAGCAGGGCGAGGTTCTATGATAATTCAAGGATATTCAGGTGGTGCTCCCCAAGTCTTAAAAGAAGTATTTACATCAAAATTAACTGGTATTTCAATGCCACAGTCAAAGGCAATAAAAAATAATCGCCTATTCTTCTCTGCTAAAATAATGACGAATGATGCAGGAACGGAATACAACGAAGGTATATGGAGCTTTGGTAGAAAGAACGCAAATTATCCATATTCTCTATCGTTAGATTATTATTCGTCTAGTGTAAGCACTTCCGGCATACAATCATTTGGCTCTGCCGGTAATTTCTTCTTTATTGCCCATTCAAATGATGGTTCAATTTTAAAAACAAACGACAGTGCGGTATATACAGAGGCAAGTATTTACGAAACACAGATATTAAATTTTGGAACAACGGATAACGACAAAAAATTAGATTCATTTAAGATATCATTCAGAAAGTTAGCCACTGGTGAAAGTATAGTCTTAAAATACAAGGTGGATGACGCTGTTTCGTTTACAACTATAGGAACATTCAACACGGTTGGAGCTTTATCGCACACTTTTGTTAGAGAAGAAACCAACAATGTGGAATTTAAATCAGGTAGAGAGTATAAGTTCAGAATAGAATCAACTGGCGGAGCGGAACCGACTGGTTGGGTCGCATTAGCAACTATTTTAGACAATGTCAATGGATAAATCGCTTCAAGAACAGATAGACCTACTACGAGCCGACTTAAATGCCCTGACTCAAGAGGTATACAGGAATAATTTTTCCAGTTCCCAAGATTTTAACAAGTTTATTCGTTTTAATACAAGATTAAAAATTCCACATTACGATTCTATACCGCCAATTGGCGAGGTTGGAGAGTTAATAGAAGCTGGTGGAGCATTATTTATATGTTCTAGTCCGAACACTTTTACATTAGTATAAAAATATGGTAAAATTATAACAAAATGGCATCAATTATATCAAAAGTTAAAGAAGCAGTTACGAATTACGCCAAGAATGTGGCAGGAGGAGCTAAAATAGTCGCTAGTGCAGTTTCTAGTGCGGCTAAAAAAGTAGGTGGGCTAAATCAATCTGGTGCGGTATTAAATGCAAGGGTTGGGGAGAACATGACCGCAAAACAAACACTCCAAGCATATAAAACGCTTGGAATGACACCCTCCACATCTACCCCGAAAGGCACTATAACAACACCAAAAATTTCTTCCAGTGGCAAAATTCCTACAGGAACTTCTCTACTTTCTTCTCCAGTATCTAAACAAGTAACAAAAGGAAGTTTTAAGTCCTCTGGTGGAGGTTCAAGTTCACTTTCTAATATTTCTACAGATGGAACTGCTCTAACAAGTAGTCTTTCAAGAAATGCTGCTACAAGTTCATTCTCTCCTACTCCAGGAACTACTTTTAGCTCAACACAAGGAAATGCTCTATCTTCAGTAGTAAATACACCAACACTAGGAACAGACCAAAGAAATCAGAAGATAGATTTTGGAGTACAACCAGCCGAAGACTACTCAAAATATATTCCTGCTCCAATAGTAGCACCAGAAACTACAGCTAAAGATACAGCTCTAGCAGACTATCTTAAAACTCTTGAAAAAGAAGCACCTAGTACAGAAGATGCCTATGCTAAAGCTCAAAAAGAAACTCAGATATTACAAAAACAAGAAAAAGTTAGCACTCTAACAGAACAACTCAATGCTATTGTAAACAAAGGACAAGCTGCACAACTATCTCTAGTAGGTCAAGGTAGAGGTATCCCTGAAGCTATTATAGGTGGACAACAGGCTGAAATTGGTAGAGAAACTGCTATCGCAGCACTTCCTATCCAAGCACAACTCTCGGCCGCACAGGGAGATTTAGAAATGGCAAACCAAAACCTAGAAACACTCTTTAAGATTTATTCAGATGACGCAGAACGAGAATACTCTATTAAAAAAGAGCAAAAGAAAATGGTTTATGATATAGCTACAGCAGACGAAAAGAGAGCTTTAGAGAAACTAGATAAAGCAGAAGATAGAGCATATAATGAAAGACAATTAGTATTAAAAGATATAAAGGATATAGCAACTCAAGCAATGCAGAATCAAGCTCCAGCTAGTGTATTATCTAATATTTTTAAAGCAACTACATATCAAGGAGCAATACAGGCAGCAGGAAAATATGGTGGAGATTATTTACAAAGAGAACTTTTATTACAACAGATAGAAAATGTAAAGAGTCAAATAGCAGAAAGAAATAATATAACAAATTCTTATGGAACAATATCAGGAAAACCACAAACTGCAGCTCAATCATCTGCAAATGGATATGCTGATAGAGTTGCAGAAGCAGATGTTATTATAGGAACTTTAGGAGAACAGTTTACTGGAAGACTTGCTATTGGAGGGGCATTACCAAACGTATTTCAATCTGATGATAGACAAATGTATGAACAAGCTAAAAGAAATTTCGTAAACGCAATTCTTCGTAGAGAATCTGGTGCTGCAATAGCAGAAAGTGAGTTTGTAAGTGCAGAAAGGCAATACTTTCCACAAGCGGGAGACCAAGAAGGAGTAATTAGACAAAAAGAAATTTCACGAAACACTGCAATAAATAATTTGTATCGTGAAGCTGGCGTAAATAGACCAGTATTACCAGGACAAATAATAGAATCTAATGGTGTTAGATACCGAGTTGGTATAGATGGAGAAACATTAGATATAATACAATGAAAATATCAGATTTAAATTCATATACAGTTTTATCAAATCCCACTACTTTTAGAGACGATAAAGAAGAAAAATCTTTAGGTCAGAAAGTTTTAGATACTGGAACTAGCGTATCTAACTTTTTTGGAGGTAAAGGAATATCTGACTTAGCAGGGGCAACCATTGCTAAAGCTAAAGCAAAACCAGAAGAAAAAGAGTTTGTAGAATTTCCAAAAGCAAAAGAGGTAATTGGTTCTGCAGTTCAATTAGGAGCTAATTTTATTCCAGGAGCAGGTATAGGAGCAACTTTAGGCAAAAAAGCTCTAATAGGGGCAGGGACAGGACTTGCAATGGATATAGGTTCTAAATTACAGAAAGATGAAACACCAACACCAGGAATAGGAACAGTTATAGGTGGTGCATTGCCTGTTGCTGGAGCAATTGTAGGATTAGGAACACGGATATTTGGTAGACTTACAAAAGGACTAGGTTCTGGTCTTTCTGGTGTATCAACAGATACGATTGATTCAATCTTAAAAAATCCAAAAGCTGCAGAACAATTCTCTAAAACTTTGGCAAAGGAAGGAAACAGTAAAATACTTGAGCAAAATGCAAAACAAATAATAAATGGAGTATCAACAATAAGACAACAAGCTAGAAAAGCATTTGGAGAAGGATTGGAAACTTTGTCTGAAACAGACATAGCTCCAAAAGTATTTAAGGAAAGTACTAAAAAAGTTTTAGATAAATATGGTAGTAGGCTAGAAAAAGGTAAGAGAATACTTAGTGGAGTAGAGTTTAATGACCCAAAGAATATAAAAAAGGCAAGTGAACTAATTGATGAACTTTCAAATACAAAACTAGATGGAAAATCATTAAGAAAACTAGCTGATGATATAGAAAAATCTGCATATAAAGTAGCAACAAGCGATGAAAGATTGTCTTTTAATGCTTTTATTAAAGATTTATCAACTTCATTAAAAGGTGCTATATCAAAATCTACCTCAAAATTAGATGATATAAATAAAACATTTTCACAGGATATACAACTTACAGAAGCAGTAGAAGATATATTTGGAAAGGTAAATTATAAAAATCTTTCCGAAGTAGTTAAAGCATCTAAAAAACTTGAAACATTATTTGCTCAAAAAGGATTAGCTCCTGATGTTATAGATGATTTCTTAAGAAGAATCGGAGTTGATGCAGGTGATTTTAAAACAAGTGAAGCAGTGAGACAAATAACAGATAAAACAACTGGAGCAAATGCAAAAGGACTTTCTGTTGGAGAGTTATTACAACAAGTAACAAGTGCTGTTATCACACCTCAGTTAGTAAGAGATATTTCAATTAAAACGGGAATCGCTGAAAAAGCATTGTCTCCTTTTTTGACTTCTCTAAAAGGTCTTTCTCCTGCTCTTCAGAAGACCCTAATACAAGCTCTCCTACAAGACCAACAGTGAGCAATATTATAAAAAACCAAATTATTATTCCAGCAAGTAATTCAATCATACCCATACCATACCACAAACCTAACATAAAAGCAAATGGATAAAATAAACAAACTAAAACAAGATATTGAAAACTTCCAAGCGAAAACTGCGGCAAAAGAAGAAATCAAAGCTTTCATAACTTTAGTCTTAAAACTTCTTCAAACTTCCAAGCAATCTTTTGACTCTCTATCCTCCGAAACCATTAAAAAGATAAGCGATTATATTGCCCAAATTGAAGAAAGTTATGTCAAATGGGACAATTCCATAGATACCAAAATAAACACAGCTACGGGGCAATTTGACGCTAATATAAGCGAAATAAAGGCACTTATAGCCAAGGTTAAGACAATAAAACCTAGAGATGGTGTAGATGGCTATACTCCAATAAAAGGAGTGGACTATTTTGATGGAGAACCAGGACTTCCAGGCAAAGACGGCTCACCAGATACTCGTTTACAAATTATAGAAAAAATAAACTCTGGTGAAAAGAAAGACCCCAAAATAGAACTTAAACAGATAGGAGGATTGGATAAAGTTCATTCTACTTTGTCAGAGAATATACTCAATAGAGCCATAGGAATTGTAGACCAAAGAACATCATTTTTAATAAATAAAGTAAGTAATTTGGAAGCAAGAGATAACCTTGACCCTACTACCTACGTCCCCTACACTGGAGCTACTTCTGATGTAAATTTAGGAGCACATTCTTTTACAGTAGACACCAATACTCTTTTTGTGGATAGTGTAAATCATAGAGTCGGGATAGGGTCATCAGCAATTCCAAGTTTATATGGAGGAGCAAAACTCTACGTAAAGGGAACTGGAAGTTCTGCTGGTGAGTGGAAAGGAAGAATCGTTGCTGGAGGTGATAATGTCGCTTTCTTACTTGGAGAATTTGGTTCTAAGGCTTGGTTAGGGGCACATACTGCCGATTTGAGTAGTTGGGCAGACTTCTATATCAACCCAGATGGTGCTAAGAAGTTATTCCTCGGAGCTTATCCAACATCATCAACATCAATAGTTACAATAGACAATGCAACTGGCAACGTCGGAATAGGGACAACAAATCCCGGTGGAAAACTTGAAGTAAGTGGTGGAGGAAATGATGTTACATCAAAACTTTTTAGCGGAAACTCTTCAAAGTATTCCTATTTTGCCGTGGGGAGAACTGCTGATGAATTGCAATTCGGCGTAGCTGGAGCTGACGGTCAATTCTTCACCAATACCTCCCAGGGAGATGCTGTCTTAAAAAATTTTGGTTCTGGAAAGATCCATTTTGGCGTCACGAATGGATTTGAGATTCCCTCTGCAATGGTACTCGACGCTTCGGGAAAAGTCGGCATTGGTACATCAGGGCCGTTTACTGGGACAGACAATGCTTCCTTGAATATTAAAGGTAATGGTTCTTCTTACAATCTTGCACTAACGAATGCTGCGAATGGTATCACTGCGTTTGCCGTTTGGGGAGGGTCAACTAATATGTTGTGGACTCCACAAGCAAATTCATTTGATATTCAGACAAATTCTACCGGTAAAGCTTTGCAATTAAAAACAAATGGAGGAAGTCTGTGGTTAGACAGCACCGGCAACGTCGGAATAGGGACAACAAGTCCAACAGCTTATCTTCACTTAAAAGCAGGGAGTGCAACAGCAGGAACAGCACCTATTAAATTAACAAGTGGAACATTAAACACAACCGCAAAAGCAGGAGCAGTGGAATTTTTAACAAATGATGCCTATATAACAGATACCTCTGCAATACGTTCACCATTAATGCGTTCTGTTTATGGTTCAATGTATATTTACACATTGGGTGCAGGTGCAACCACCATTACAGTAAGTGCAACAGATACTTGGTATGAAATTGGGTCTGGTGTAACTGGTGGAAGTGAAAGTAATATGACTTTCCAAAATAATCATGAAATAAAAGCTCTTATAGCAGGAAAATATAAAATAGATTGGGCTTTATCACCAGAAGTAAATGCTGCAAACCAAGAGATAGAAGGTACTGTAATGGTTAATGGAACAGCAAATACAGCCCTTGCAGGAATGATGGAATTAGCAAACTCAAATAGAACAGGAACACTTACTGGAACTGGAATAGTAACTTTAGCCGTAAACGATGTCGTAAGTCTTGCAGTATTAAACCACACAGCAACAAATAACATAGTAATAAGTCATTTAACATTATCAATCATAAGAGTAGGACCTTAATAATTATATGTATACACACACAATAAGTAGATATGAGAAGAATTGCGACCACGATGGAAAAATAGTTTCTATCTTTTTAGCAGTAAATGTTTCTAATGGGGAAAGCAGCACTTGTTTTGAACACTGGCTCACAGAAGAAGAAAAAGATTTAGTTTTAGTAGACGAAGCTAACTTAAAACCTATCTTAGAGAGGTGTTACACTGAAGGCGAACTTAAACTAGAAAACGAAATTGCAACACGACCTATGCCAAGTATCTTTCCTTTAAATGAAAAAGTAGCAGAAGGTGAACCCACTAAAAAAGAACAATTAGAAGCTATGGTAAAAGTAGCTGAAATTGCTAAAAAGAAAACAGCGATAGTGGCTGAAAAATTACAAGCGATAGAGGATGCTAAACCTAAATCAATACCTATTGATTAATAATAATACCTTAATATGAAAGAGCGTAGAAGTAATGATACCAAGATAGCTATATTAGAAGAAAATCATAAAACAATTATGGAGCAATTTAAAACATTTAATGAAGAAAATGCAAAACAACATCAAGCTATGTTGGATGGTTTTCAAAAATTAGAAGATAAAATAGATGAAGCTCTTTCAAGAAAAGCAGATGTATGGGTAGAAAAGGCAGTTTCTTGGTTTATCTATCTTGTAATGGGGATAGTCTTAACAGGAGTCGTGTATTTAGTAATATCAACTAAATAATGAAAATAAAAGTATTTTTAAATAACATAAAAGTAGACATCAAAGATGATTTTCAAAAAGCAAAAGAATACTTTGCCCGACATAATCTTCCTATTGAATGGGTATTTGAAGAAACTAAAATAAAAGGTTACAAGGTTATAACTCAAAACTTTGGCTCAGTAGGATATAGAAATCAAATAACAGGACATGAAGATAAACTAAATCTTTTACCAAACGAGATTTCTATTTTTGTGTTTAATGGTAATGAGTTTACCTCAAAAAATATGCCAACTTCTAAATGTGAGCTTATCAATAAAAGTATTTTGATTACTTTGATGACTTATAAAGAAGGAGACGAAGTAGGAGAAACTTATTCTACTTTAATTCACGAAATGATGCACGGCGTAATTAAGTGGCTTGGGTTAAAAGGAATTTTTATAGATGACCCGATGGACATCTGGTGGAGAAATAACAGATGGGAATACTATTATCACAACGACCAACCAGATAGCCAAGACAGTAACTTTGGAGAGGCTTGGAGGCTTATTACTCCTTATTTAAATACTTTGGACACCACAACTTACAAATACTTTTCTCAAAAAGAAGTGGATAAATGGAAATTAAAACCAGAACTTTTTGCTATTTTAGACAAAATTCGTGAAGAATGTGGTTTTCCATTGATAATTACGTCTGGATTACGTTCTATTGCCCAAAATAACGCCCTAAAAGACGCTGTAAGCGATTCTTCTCACTTAATTGGACTTGCAGTTGATTTGGCAATTTCGGACTCTATAAAACGATTTAAACTCGTTTCAGTAGCTTTAAAAAATGGAATTGTAAGAATTGGAATCGGTAAAGGATTCGTCCACCTTGACATTGATTCTAATAAATTACAAAATTGTATGTGGGATTATTATTAAATAATAAAATTTTATGGAAGGATTTACACAATTATCAGCAGTAGTAGTAGTGATAGTAGCAATTTGCGAAGCAGTTAAAAGGGTAGGTGTAAGCACACGCTACATTCCTTTAATCGCAGTTGTTTTAGGAATTGGTGGTGCAATGTATTTTGACGGAGTAAACTGGTTGGCAACAGGTGCAGGAATTATAATGGCACTCACCGCCCAAGGTTTGTATTCAGGATTTAAAAAGACAGTAATGAATAAATAAACATTGATTTTCGCTGGAGAGAATATATAAAAACTTTTAATAAAAGTCTCATCTAGTGAAATTAGTTACGGGGTGCGATTGGAAAATCTGGTCAAAACCCTAGCGAAAATGTAAGCCCATAATTTGTAGAGAGTTATGGCTTTTTTCGTCTAAAAATGGTAAAATGTATATAGCAAAAGATAAGAAGCCTTGCCTAGTTATCTTATCCCAAGTTCTTCTACAAGTTAGATACTTGTCTCCTAGTAATAAAAACATAGAAAATTAAAAATCAATACTAATTATTTGTATATAACCTTATATAAAAACGCTCGGCACTAGAACCATCTCTACAAGGAAGATGGTTTTTTAGTTTATATATAAATGGTATATATACTTGTTTTTTTATACCATTTTTGGTATAATGTTTTTATGATAAAAAATTATTGTAGACATTGTAAAAAAGAATTTAAGAATATAGATTTACGTTGTGATTATATAAGCACAAGTGGAAGAAAATTCTATACTTGCTTACCTTGTAATACTTTGAGAGCAAAGAAATACAGAAAAACAAAAAATGGAAAAGAAAAAATATACAAAGCAGTATATAAAAGTATAGATAAATTTAAGTACAAACAAAATGCACGTATATATCTAAATGAATATCTAAAACTTGGTAAGATACATAAACCAATTTTGTGTGAAAAATGTAATAAAGAAACTCAACTATTTGGTCATCACGAAGATTATAGTAAACCACTAGAAGTTATTTGGTTATGCAGAAGTTGCCACAGCAATTTACATAAAAAAGTAGTATAATTATATAAATAAGTTCATTGAAAGGAGGAGTTATGGTTGACTTCAGCATCTCGGCAGTATGCGAATACTGTCTCCAGCTCGTCTTTGAGACAGACCCTCACGCCTGTATCAAGTACGACAAGAGCGTCATCGCTTTCCATCAGGACTGCTACCACAAGGCACTGAAAACGTCTGGTTGGTTCTCGCGGTTCTGGACTCACGAGAAAGAGAAACACGACCTTTATGCTCACAAGTAGGAGGTGTACCATGATGTGCTACTACAGGGGACACGAAGTTCCGTCAGGCAAGTTCTTCACTCACGGCAATGTGGTTTTCTGCGAACCCTGCGAAAGGAGGTATCAGGAACAGGAACGCCAAGCCGAAATTCAGATGAAGATAAGGAGGGACAATCGTGAGCAAGACGTACCGAAGACAGCGTAAGAACGGAAGGACAAAGCATGGCGGGATGAAGCACTATCCCGACAGGAACAGACACCACTTCTTTTTGGCTAGAAGCCTGAATGGCACTAACGAGAAATACAATCTTCTCCTCATCAACATTGAACGACACGAAGCGTGGCACAGACTGTTCGGTCTGATGGGAGCTGAGGAAGTCTTGGTACTCCTACAGCGTGTCGTTCGGGCAAAACTCTCCCAAGCCGCCTAATCGCCCTAACAAGGCAAAAAAGGACGAGATAGACTTTTCATAGCCCTCTCGCCCTTTTAATTTCAATATTGATGCTGATTAAACTAAGTATCAAACTCGTTCAGCAATAACAATATAACACATTTTAGATAGTTACGCAAGTTGATTTTTGAGTTGGAATGTGCTATCTTTTACTTATGGGGAATGGTAAGAAACAATATAATAATTTTATTGCACGAAAAGGTATTCTCATTGTGTCTTCGGACACCAACTTCTTACCAAGTTGCCCAGTGGGAATACCTTTTTGCGTTGTAAATTATTATGGCAAATCCACAAACTGAAAATGGCTTTACGAAAATCGCCAATGAAATACTGGAAGCTATGGTTAATACGCCTTTATTAGGTTCAGAATTTCAAGTTTTACTTTATATAATAAGAAAAACTTATGGATACAATAAAAAACAAGATAGAATATCTTTTACACAATTTGAAAAAGCAACTGGTATTTCAAGACAAACTATTAACAAAACTATTAAAAATCTAGTGGCAAAAGGTATGATAGTAAAGATATATTTACCAGAGGGCAATATCGGATATACCTTTATAAAAGACCACGAAAAATGGGTAGTAAAGACGCATTTACTAGTAAAGGGTAAGTGGAAAACTAGTAAAGACGTATTGACCAAAACTAGTAAAGACGTATTGACACACAAAAGAAAGAAAGAAAATATACAAAAGAAAGAGAATTCCTCTCTTTATTTAAAAGAAATACCAGAAGAAGATTTAGAAGAAATGTATAATAGATTTGATTGCGATAAACGTGCTATTTGTAGTAAGGCTGAAAGTTTACATTTATATTGTCAATCAAAAGGTAGGGTTTATAAAAATTATAGAGCATTACTTTTAAACGCTCTAAAAAAAGATTATCCAGAAAGAAAAGAACCACCTAAAAATAAAAAGGTCGTTATGATAGATGGTAAACCAACAATATTACAATGAATAAAATTTATTACAAAATATATAAACTAATATTTCAAAGTTTTTGTGCAGAGTGTAAAAAAAAGAACTTGTACAAAATTCAGACTTTTTTATAGATGAGACAGAACACGATATTGTATTTGAAAAATTAGGTACAGAGGAAATGTTGTTTTTAAAACAAGGTTGGATAAATATGAAATATGTAGCTGGTATAAACTATTCTCATTTAAGTGAAAAACTATTAGAAAAAATAATACCATTAGAAGAAGATATGAAAAAACTATCAGATAAATTTAAACTAATGTAAATTCTTCTCAAATCCAAAATTAAGAAATAAAAAATTAAAAGAGTTTATAGAAAAAAGTAAAATAAAATGAAATGCGGATATAATATAAATAGAAATATATCACTTTTCCAAAGTGAAAATAGCGGTGCAAATCCGACTTATCCGCACAGTTATAAAATAGGAAAATGTAAATTTAGTGAAATTAGACATATCTTTGAGGAATTTCATTATAAAGGTGGACACATGGGAGGAGGCATAAGTTTTTGTGTTGCTTTAATAGATATTGAAAATAATATTGTTGGTGGAGCAGTTATAGGAAAACCTAGACACCAAAATAAGTATAATGGAAGTGTTGAAATAAGAAGAATGGCGTGTTTAGATTCTTGTCCTAAAAATACTGAAAGTTATTTTTTATCTAAAATAATTTGGTATATTAAAAAGAATACAAATTTTAAAAGTGTTTTAAGTTACGCTGATACAAGTGTTGGTCATAAAGGAACTATCTATAAAGCCAGTAATTTTAAATTTATCGGACAAACATCTGAATCAAAACATGTATTTTGGAATGGTATTAGATATCATCCTAGAAGTTTAACAATAAACCGCCCGTATTCTTTTAAATTAAGAGAAGCACTAAAAACAGGAGAAGCAATATTAGAAACCGGAACACCAAAAAATATATTTATCTATAATCTTTAATTTATCAAATGAAATGGCATTACAAAGACATTTTTATAGACAGAACCGAAGCTGAAAAACGGATAAAAAAACTTGGCTTTAAAAATACTAATAGAGGTTGGGAACTTCTTTTCAAAGACAAAACACAAAGAAGATTACACATAGTTCCCTCTATGGATTATATGGAAATACACCAAGATATAAATGGAGAGAATGGAACGCATAAGGTAGTAAAAAACGCCAAAGCAAAAGAAAGATGTAGAAATATTATAAATAGATTGAATCATCATAGTAAAACAAAAGTTTTCTTTAAGAGAATTATTTGGGCTATTATGGATAGTTTGGGGAGTTAGTGAATAACCTAACGTTTGACTTTTATATTTATTTATGCTAACCTTGTTTATATGGATACTTTAACTAAAGAACAACGCCACGAGAAGTTTTTAAAAGAACATCCAAATTATGCTAAAAGATATAAATTAGAAATGTATGACTTAAGTCAAAAACAAAAGTTCTATCAACAAAGGTTAGTTGATCAAATGGAAATCTCACAGAAAAGAATAGTTGAACGTATTAAACAACAAAAAATTAGAACAGAAAAGTATAAAAAATTCTTGGATTTATTTAATGAAGGAAAAACACAAGAACAAATAGGAATAAAATTTAATGTAACTAGACAATATGTTCAACAAGTATTAAAAAAATTAGGTATAAAAAGGCGTGTTAAATACGAACAGAAGGTATCAACGTGTTCTGGTTGTGGAAATACTTTAATTATAAAAGGAGTTAGAACTAAAAATGAAAGATTTTTTTGCGACAGACAATGTTTGCATCTTTTTATGAAACAACGTGCTTTATATTTAGAAGATTTAAATAGAAATAAATGTTCTAAATGTGGCAAAAAATTCTCTGAAGATAAACTTATTAAAAAACGTTCCAATATAAAGTCTAGTTATAAAAGATATATTTGTAGAAAATGTAATACAAATATAGCTAAAAAATATAGACACTCAAAAGAAGGTAAATTAAAAGTTAAAATAGCTGCACAAAAAGCATATAAGAAATATCCATTAAAAGTTAAAGCAAGAACAATAGTCCATCGGGCTATAAATTCTGGAAAAATTAAGAAACCAAAAATATGTTCAAAATGCAAAAAAAGAAAAAAATTAGATGCTCACCATGACGATTATTCAAAACCTCTAAATATTAAATGGTTATGTAGAGGTTGTCATGCAGATCGCCACAGAAAATTAAAAGTAGTTAATAAATAATATTATGAAAAAACCAACAACACCATCTGAAATGGGTCAAAAAAGCCAAAAAGTTCAAAGAGAAAAATATGGTCAAGATTACAAAAAAGAAATGAAACGCCGTTCTATCCTTGGAATACAAGCTATAAAAGCCAAACGTTTGACTAAAAATGAGAATAGTGTCTAAATAAGTTTTACACATTGACATTACCCAAACGCTTGAAGTAGAATGTATGTATAGATGAATAGTGAACATATTACATATAGCACTTCATTCATCAATAAATTGTTTTCACGGAGTAATGAGAGGTCGGCGAGAAAGAAAGTTTACAAGTTGTTTACTCGCTTTCTAGGCTAGACCTCTCGGAAACTCCACATTAAAAGATAACTTAAACATTATGGATAAATTAACAAACTCAATGTCTTGGCAAGGAATGAACCCACTTACTCTCCGTATCACAGGGTCGGGAGAATATGTCGCCAAAGAATGTGCCAATCTAGTTCGCACTTGGGATGATGCAATATATGACCGAGAAGAAGAAATGCGACAAGAGGCAGAACAAAATGATGAAATATATTAAAGATGGAGTAGGATTTTTGTTTGCTTTAATAGTGATGGTCGGATTTATCCTAGTAATCTATCCATAGTTTATGAGCCAACCAAACGCCAAAGGAGAATGGTTAAACCAAAAGATTAAAATAATAGTGATGACCGAAGGTGGGAATGAACTTTACAGAAATTACGAATTGATAGACGGGCAAGTTCCCCAAAGTGCCAAAGAGGGTTTACAAGATATGGTAGATACTTTATTAGATACATCTGAATTATAAAATGGACAAGATAAAAAACATACAAAAGAAAATTGGGGTAATGAAGAAAGACACGCAAGGATATAACTACAAGTATTTTGACATTAACCAACTGCTTGAAAAATTAACTCCCTTGCTTCACGAAGAAGGCTTAACTCTTATCCAACCACTCACACATTGGGAAACAAGACCGGCAATAGCGACAATAATTTACGATGGTGATAAAAAAATAGTAGAGGATTTAATAACATTGCCCGATTTACAAAAACCACAAGATATGGGAAGTTGCATTACTTACTACCGCAGATATTCTTTACAAAGTTTATTTGCCCTTGAAGCCGAAGACGATGACGCTAGCTCGGTAGGTAAGAAAGTAGGTCGCAAAGATTATCAAGCTAAAAACAAGGCTGACCAAGAAAATGGAACAGACCCATTCTAACTAAAATCTAATGAAAATATATAGATACATAAGCACAATTAAAGCAAAAGACGCAGAAGGTAAAAAACCAACTCATTATTTGGTAGCGAAGGAAGAACAGACAACCGAGAAAGGAGAATTTGTTGCTTCACTTTGGGCGAAAACTTACAAGAACAAAGATGGGGTAGAGGTTAAGTTTCTTTCGGGGGAGATGAAAGCCCAATGGACTGACCACACCGACCCATCTAAATCTAGGAAAGGTTATGTAATAGTAGAAGAAGCAGAGCTGAATAAATTGTTAAGAGAGGTAGGAGACACGTCAGAAGAAGCAGACATACCACCCGAAGACGACCCTTTTTAGGGGCTATAAGGCGATTTAAGCCACTTTATCCAAAAATATGAGTATTGCACTAACAGAAATAATAAACAGCGTAAAAGAGGGAAATTTGACCAAGTATCAACTGGAAGAATATTCCTCAATGTTGGATGTCCTTTCTGCCGAATACGAAATCAATTTGGCGGACATAGAAAAAGCAGAAGCATTGTTTCTAGCCGACTGTGGCGAAAAAACAAGGTCGGGTGCTACCACCAAATGGGATGCGTCAGAACTAGGGCAAAAAGAAATCTTACTTAAAAGGCAATTGAGGGCTATTAGCAAACTTGCTTCATCTGTTAAAACTAGGATTTATCAAAGACTATGAAATACAAACACTTAATCTTAATACTAGAAATAATTGCCATAGTTTTGCTTGCAATTCTGACGATAATGAAATTAAACAAACCCATTCCTCACGGCACTAACTTATTATCCCCCACGGTAGCCAATCAAGTAATTATAGGAGACTTCAAATGAAATGCAAAGAATGTAGTTGTGTAACAAAACAAAAGAATGGCTTATGTTTTAACTGCCAAATAATTGTAGAAATGTTGAGAGCTTTTGAAAAAAGTATAACACTACATAAACCAATAATAGGTAAACCAAGAAAACTTGAGATTTTAAAATATAAAATAACAAGAATATGAAACAATCTCAACTAAATCAAATAATTGACCAGTTAAAGATAAATGGTTTCATAAGTAGAAACTTTGCCTTAAGAAATTATATCGGTCGCTTGGCTAGTAGAATGGATGATTTAAAGAAAGATGGTTGGGAATTTGAAACAAAGACAGTAAAAGAAAATGGTGGTAAGAACTTTTATTATTACGTTACCAAGTCGCCACTTAAAAAATATACTTATGTGGTTGATGGAAAAACTTTAACTTTATTCAAATGAGAAGAACAGCATTAAAGAAAATAGGCAAGATAGGTGAAGCTAATATAGAAGCAAGAAATAGAATTGCTGAAATATCAGAAGAAAAAGGACTTAATTTTTGTGAGATAAAGTTGGAAGGATGTCTTGGTGGTATGTATCTTGCTCCAGCACATAAACACAAAAGAAATTGGTATAAAGGAAACGTAGAATTGTTGTCAAACTTTAATGAATGGATATGTGCGTGTGTAAGTTGTCATAATCTTATAGAACATAACGAGGAATTAACTAATAAAATATTTAAACAATGTCGTCCACAGTAAAAAAG